ACCACCAGCAGAACTATAAACTATGGCGCATCCATTTATATTAGATGTAACTCCTGTATTTACACTTCTGGAAGTTCCTCCTCCTGGATTTGCTGCACTACCGCCACGACCTCCACATAAACCTGATGCACTATGACCTGGATTTCCTTGAGGCGGATTTACTGGTGGACTATTTCCCGATCCACCTCCTCCACCGTGTGAACCTCCACCACCTGATCCTCCAGACCCACCTGTATTACCACCATTTCGACCTCCACCTCCGCCACCACCAGCAGATGATATAGTAGAAAATGATGATGCGCTTCCAGGTGAAGCTGTTGATGGACTTCCTCCTCCAGATCCTCCACCAACTGTTATTGGATAAGTAGTTACTGAAACTTGTAAACCATCACCAGCGTCTAATGGACTAGCACAATAACTATCTGTGCCTCCACCAGATGAAACTTTTCCTTCTCTAAAACCTCCAGCTCCTCCAGAACCACCGTGGTTACGACCTCCACCACCACCTCCGCCAACTACCATATATGAAACTTTATCACCACTTCCTTTTTCATTTCCTAACGCAGAAACAACAAAACAACCATCACCAGTAAATGTGTGAATTTTAAAATCTCCTGAAGTTGTTACTGTACCGCCTGTTGCAGATATAAATTCAGCACCATAAGAAGTCACACCACCCACAGCGCTCAAAGGATTACCTATAGTTGTATTTCTTTTTGTGATCCAACCTTTCGCAGCATTAGCGTAAATAAATTCTATTACAATATTACTTGTTTTTATTTCAAAATCGTTACTTGAACCTGGACCACCAGCGGTACTATCTATTAATGTACCACCTGTGTTAACAATAACTTTATTTGTAGAAAATTGTCCACCGTAATCAACAAGTGTCACTGTATCACCTCTATTAGGTGAACTTGGTAAAAAAACTTCTATAACGCCAGCATTTGTATCTAAAAAATATCCTTTACCTGCTGAAGTATTTAATTGTGTTGAGCCATCAGCCACCGTTACAGCTTGCCATTGTGTTCCTGCCGCAACTGTACCTGTTCCACCTAAAGAGATAGAACTACCATTTACAGTAATAGAAGAATTTGCCAATTTACTAACTGCTATTGCTGCTGACGGACTTATTTGTGATGTTGTTATAGAACCTGGAGTAATATTTGAAGCATTTACGATACCTGGCGCTAAATTAGGCGCATCTATTGTAGCAGGTGCTATATCACCACTTTGAATAGTACCATCTAATATACTTCCTGATTTTATTTTACTAATTGGCATTTAATCTAATATCTCCTACTCTATATTTATTCGTCAGTATCCTTACTTGTATTATAATTTTTACTATCTGCGAAAAAGTCAATAGTTGTAGTAAATCCAAAGTCATCATTTGCGTCAGCTGTAGTAGGATTTGGTGTAATTGTAATACGACTTTCTCTTGTACTTGTTGTTGTATCAGTATCTGTATATTGATCTGTTTGTACTGTTTTAACAACTTTTTGTGATCTCGCAGGACCAAATAAGTACATCTTCGCAGTAAATCCTAATGTATAAATTACAGCTCGTCTTGTAGTAAAATCACCTGAATAAGTATCTTCATATGTTACATTATTTAAAATAATTGGAACATCTCTTTTAATATTCATATTTGGTATAGCATTAATTGTCACAGTATAATCTGGTTGAAAGAAAGGAAGTATTTGTTCTATAATTTGTAAACCACCCTCTGCCGTTGCTGTAAAAGCATATAAGTTAAATGACACATTATAAGGAACAGGTGTGTAATTATAATCCATAACACCTGTATTAGAAGATTTAACTTGTCTAAACTTTTGAATTTTTGTTAACTTACGAGTTGCATCATATTGAATACCTGATATTTCAAAACCTAATCGAGGTAAAGTTATTGCAAACTCTCTATTATCTAAACTTGCTTGTTGATCTAATCTTACTAAAAATTTTTCTTTAGGTCCATAAGCTAAAGGAACTCTAATTGTTTGAACAACAGTACCTGAGCTATCTTTTCTTTTAATTTGAATATTATTAAAGATTTGACCAAACGCTACAGTCATTCTTCTCATTGATTCGTTATAAAAATATGTTCCAAACATTAGTAGTCAACCTCTCCAAATGGATTACGTTCAGTAAAGTCTAATATATCATCAGCAGTAGATGAAGTATCAAATCCAGCTTGTGAATCTAAATCATTATTAGAAGCATATGATGATTGTGTTTGTATATTGTAAGTTTCTAATAATAAGTAATTTGATTGTGAATCTGGTCCATCATCTTCTAATACGATTGAACCTGAACCATCTTCTAAAGTCATTTGATGTGCTAATTGATCTAAAGTATAAGTATCTTCAGCAGCATCAATTTCAGAAACACCTGTGTTAAGTCTTTCTGATGAGTATTCCCATCTAGTTACTCTTAATTTGTAAACTGGTAAATTTCCTAATTGAAAGAATGGCTCTTGATCTTCAACAAATTGTATTTCAAAAAAACTATTCATTAAAGGCATATAGATGATGTCGCCTTCGTTTGGTCTACCATCTTTAATTAAAGTATGAACAGAATCTACTTGATCTTGCCAACGTCTTTTTGAAATCATAAACGTTGTATCTTCTCTAATCTCTAAACCAAATTTATTAATTAATTCTTGTTGACCTGCGAAGCCTTCAGTTGTTTCCATATACATTTCTAAAAGATAACTGTCGTCAAATTTAGAAAGAGTATCTTCGCCTAATATTAAATCTCTATTGACAAGTGTTCGAGGTAAGTAATAACAATCGTGGCCATAAATCTTTAGACCTTCAATGATTAAATCTTCGTATAACCTTTTTTCATTGACATTGCCAATGCCGTTACCTGACTGAAAATAATGGTTAACTGCCATAACATTATCCTATCATCATAGCAGGATTTAATTCGAAACTTGATCTAATTTCTTGTTCTAACTTTTCAATGTCTTGTAATGATTCAGAATAAATTTGTTGTCCGTTTAAAGAAACATTACCAATCATAGTTACTCCATTAAATTTACTAAGATTTGCTCCCCATTGTTTTTTAAATAAAGCTGTTACATATCTTTTTAAATAAATGTCATTATAAACATCTGTATATGTATCAGGGTCTAATTTACGATAAGCTTCAATAACTAGATATTCACCCACATCTAAATCATTATCCCAATCCATATCAATGTATAATCTATTATCGTGTTGATTAAATCTCAAAGGTTTTTCACCAACTAATATGTGATCTAAGAAATCTAAATGTCTTAAAACAATATCATAGTTAATTATAGATGTTGAAGAAAAATCATAAAGATCATTTAATCTTAATTGGTATCTTACATCAAATAAGTTTAAATTACCTTTATCAGAAAATGGAAATATATTAATAACAGATACTACTGATTCAGGAACAACAAGATAATTTTTATCTTCTTTCCAACTTGTAGATACAGAATTTTTAGTCGCTGTTTCTGAAGTTGTACCTAAGATTCTATCTTTATCAGCTTGTGTATATTGATATTTTAAATACGTTCTACGAATACCATCGTAATGATATTGAGCAAAATATTGTAACGCTTCGTCAATTCTATCTTCTAATTGGTCGTCATCTACGTTAATTTCAATGACAGGTTTACCCAATGCTCTTAAAGCGTATTGTTTTAAGTTTTCTCTACTAGCTGGTGTTGCCATTATAACCCTTATTAATGTTTTTTATACTATTTATAATATTAATAGTATGTTATCCAAGAGCAACGGCCTGAGCAATAGCAAAAGCGGTACTTGCTTTTGTGTCTATTTGTGTTTGAATATTAGATGTTACGCCATCAACGTAGTTTAATTCTTCAGGAGTTGCTGTAATTTGTGTCGTACTTGGCGCTGCTAAGACAGGAAGAGTACCTGAAACGTTAGGTAAATTAATTGTTCTATCTGCTGTAGGATCAATTACACCTAGTGTTGTTTCAAAAGAATCTTCTGTAGCACCTTCAAATACAAATGAGTTTGTAATATTAATTGTAGTTGAGTTTACAGTTGTTGTTGTACCTGTAACTGTTAAATCTCCTGTTACTGTTAAGCCATCAGCAATTTGTATAATTGATGAATCTGTTG